AGCTCTCACGATCTGAACATATGATACGACTTGAGAACTCTGATAAGATGCAAGATCAACAACGTATGCTTTGTTGGGTATCGTCTATTTCATCTATTATTTTAATAGTATTAGCTATGTCACCAGTGATACCAGATACACGGGTAGAAATGGTCACGGCTTTACTTTCAACGTATGTTGTGGCAAATTTAGGTATAGTCGCAACATTTATGGGTACGACAGCTTTTACAAGGTCTAAAGAAAATGGAAAATGATATGGGTATTAATAGTAATTTTACATGGAACGGATATACAAGAAAATGTCTATTTCTCTGATCTTAATACGTGTCTCCAATTTGCAGAAAAAATTCGAGCACAAAACACGCACCAGCAAACTGCTTTTTCCCAAGTTTATGTTACGACTTATTGCATACCTCAAAAAGAAGGACAATGAAGATCCTAAATACTTAAAAGGGAAAAGTAAATGATGGAACAAACAATAAGTGATGTTGAAAATTTAACTAAGACAGTTAATTTCAATGAAGGTGGTGGCAGTGATGTTGAGGCTGGTATTCAATTCATCTATCATATGCGTGAACATTTAGTTGATATTGGAATTGCAACAGTATATGGTTT